TTAGACCCGAACGTGAACTTTTACTAGATCCTGGTGCCGGTGTTTGGATTGGTGACTTTACACTTGCTGTATTAAAAGGTATACTAGGTGAGGCACGTGAGAAGTTTGGTAGCATTGCAGGTCCAAGTGGTGGCACTACATTAAACGGGGCAGCACTTAAAGCAGAATCGGCAGCAGCGCAACAACAATTGATCGAAGACCTTAAGAAGTATGTGGATCATAGTCAACCCCTATCATTTGTCATAGGTTAACCATAAAACTATACAACGTAATCATCCTGTAATAAAATACTATTGTTACAGGAGAAAACATGCTAGTAAGCGTCACCGGATTTATTGGTTCAGGTAAGGACACCGTAGCCGATTATTTGATTACAGAATATGGCTTTAAAAAAGAATCGTGGGCAGGAACACTCAAAGATGCCGTCTCAGATATATTCGGTTGGGATCGACAACTATTAGAAGGTACTACAAAATACGCACGTGAATGGCGTGAAGAAATAGACCCATGGTGGAGTGAACGACTTGGTATTGAAAATCTAACTCCAAGGTATATTCTACAGCAATGGGGAACAGAAGTTTGTAGGAACAATTTTCACTCAGACATTTGGGTCGCTAGTTTAGAGAATAAATTACGAAATACAAAAGATGATGTTGTCATCACAGACACACGCTTTCCTAATGAAATGAAAGCAATCAAAAGATTAGGTGGAATTACGATTCGCATACATAGAGGACCTAAACCAGCTTGGTACGAAGATGCGATTGCTGTGAACAAAGGTCCAAAACATATAGGCTGGGCATTAGGAAAAGATAGACTAGCAAAGCTTGGAATTCATCCTAGTGAGTATAGCAGTGTTGGACTAAAGTTTGATCATGAAATACATAATGATAGTACAATTGATGACTTACATAGTTGCATACAGCATATGTTAAATCTTAATTAAAAGTCTACTTCTAAGTCGCCCCTACGCCAGTTGACTTCCTTACGCTTTATTACTTCTACACAGTTTAAGCATATGGTTCTAAGATTGACAAAGGATACATTGTCTAAGTGTCCGTCAATGTGATATACAGTCATTTGCGTAGCATAGATAGCTTTGAAACCACATAAATCACATGTGGTTTTTTTCTTGTACCCTGCTTTTTGCCATTTTGGTGAAGTGGGTTTTTTCTTCTCTTTTTTCTTCCCACATTCATCACACATACTACGATAGTATGTTTTCCCTTGTCTGACATAGTTAACCGCTGCAACGTTTTTATTGCAAGTTTTGCAAATTGGACGATTCATAAAATTATTTATACCCAAAAACCTTTAAAGGTTTGGTTATTGGGTGTTTTTTCATTTTTTCACTAAATATAATAACGACATAGGGCGTTAACCCTCAAAATCATAACATAAAGGAAATTTAAAATGGCACTAGTATCTCCTGGAGTAGAAGTTACAATCATTGACCAAAGTCAATATCTTCCAGCATCTTCTAACTCAGTACCGCTAATCTTATTAGCGACAGCACAGAACAAAGCAAACGCTGCTGGCACTGGCGTAGCAGTAGCAACAACAAAAGCAAACGCAAACAAATTATATACAGTCACAAGTCAGCGTGACTTGGTTAATCTATATGGTAACCCATTCTTCTATAAAACAACTAACGGAACCAGTATTCAAGGTTATGAACTTAATGAATACGGTCTACTTGCAGCATACAGTTTATTAGGTGCTACAAATCGTTGCTTTGTTTTAAGAGCAGATATTGATTTAGGAAGCTTGGTCGGCACATTAAGTCGTCCAACAGGAAATCCAGCAGACGGTACATACTGGTTAGACACAACTAATACTGACTGGGGAATCTATCAATTTAGTGCTACTACAGGACGTTTCACAAATCAAACTCCATTAGTAATCACTGACGATGCAAATATTGTAGCAGGTTATCCTTCGGACTCTTTAGGAACTATTGGTTCTTATGCAATTATGCCTAACGTAATTGATGCAGCTCCTTATACTCAAGCAACATATTTTTATAAAAACTATCAGAATACTTGGGTGGAATTAGGAACACCTGAGTGGAAACTAAGTATTCCAACTGTTACAGGTACTAATTCTAATCCTTCTTTAACTGGTGGTGATGAATTTACAATTACAGTAAACGGTGATTACACAAAGACTATTACTATCAGCGGTGGATGGACTGTCAATGACGTAGCTAATGCTATTAACAACATTGGTGATGCATATCTATTAGCAAGAGTCGAAAGTGGCAAATTAATTATATCTTTAGGTGCACCAGATGATCTTGCACCAGGTAGTTATATTTCTTTAGCAAATACAGTCAATAATCCTTTATCAGACTTAGGTTTACCAACAGGAACAAGTTATTCAGCAACAGTCTACTATGGTACATCAGCACAAATGCCATTATGGACAACAGGACAAACAGCTCCTCATCCTACTGGTTCTGTGTGGATCAAGACAAGCATATCAGGTACAGGTATTGACTTAGTAACATCAAGATATGATCTTGCAACTGATGCTTTCTTAGGTAAAAATGTATCAATTTATAGTGACCTAACAGTAGCTACAGCAGATATCGATACTTCAGGTGGAGCAACAATCGGTGAAGGGGAAGTTGTTGCAATTATGGGATCACAAATTCCATTCAATCCATACGCAGGTATGCAAATGTTTGTTCGTTCAAGAACAGGTGAAACTATCGTTACTGGTACAGTAAGTGATCCCACAATTACTGCTGGTTTAGATTTAAATATTCTAGCATCAACTCCAGGTCAATCAATTGTAAATCAGGCTCCAATCGTATTAACAACAAGTGGTACTACAGCAGCATCATTCGTAACTGATTTATTAGCACTTAATATTCCATATGTTGATGCAAACGTTACTGCAAATGGTCAAGTACAAATCATTCATACTGAAGGCGGAGATATTGGTCTTTCTGATTTTGTAAATGGACAAAGCAATGGATTATTAGATGATCTAGGTTTCACATTTAGTACAGAATATGTTACATATGGTACTGTAGATACAACAGCTATTACAGACGTTGATCAAACATCATCTACAGGAAGTGGTTCAGGTATTAAATTATCTGTTTCTAACTATGGAACATGGTATCAATTCCAAATTACAAATGGTGGTTCTGGATATGCTGTAAATGAATTAGTAACTATAGCAGGTGCAGATATCGGTGGTTCAACACCAACTAACAATTTAGTAATTAAAGTGCAGTCTGTAACAGGTGGCGGAACTATTACTGGTGCATCATTCTATTCAGGTACTCCAAGACTCAATACAACATTATTATTATCTAATTGGACACAAGTAGATTATATTGCTAATGAAGGTGCTCCAGCTACTAATCCTCTTAACAATACTAACTGGTTCTATAGTACTGCAACTCAAGTTGACATAATGGTTCAAAAGAACGGTGATTGGATAGGATATAAGAATACTAACTATGATTCTAATGGACATCCAATTAATACAGGTTCTAATGCAACGGATCCATTAGGTGTCATCATGAATACAGATGCACCAGAAACACAAACAGACGGTTCCGCTTTAGTGTATGGTGATCTATGGTTAGATACAAACGACTTAGAAAACTATCCAATGTTATATCGTTGGCAGCAAGTAGATGGCGTGGATCAGTGGGTATTAATCGATACTGCGGATCAAACAAGTCAGAATGGTATACTTTTTGCTGATGCACGTTGGGCTACTAATAGTACAACAGATCCTGTAAGTGATCCTATCCCAACAATCGTATCACTATTAACAAGCGACTATTTAGATTTAGACGCACCTGATCCAGCACTATACCCACAAGGTATGTTATTATGGAACACAAGACGTTCAGGATATAATGTAAAACAGTTTAGAACAAATTACTTTACTGCCGCGAACTATCCAGGAGAAACATTACCTTCATATTCATACACATGGGTAACAGCTAGTGGATTAAACACAGATGGCTCTCCGTACATGGGTCGTAAAGCTCAACGTAATATGGTTGTACAAGCATTAAAGGCTTCAATAGGAACAAATCAAAGCATTCGTGAAGAAGATACATTCTTTAACTTGATTGCATGTCCTAACTATCCTGAATTACAACCTGATATGGTTACACTAAACAATGATCGTAATAACACTGCGTACATTGTAGGTGACACACCATTACGTTTAAGTGACAGTGCAACTGATATTACTGCATGGGCAACTAATGCAGCAGGCGCATCAAGTACAGGTGAAGATGGATTAGTTACACGTGATACATATTTAGGATTGTTCTACCCAAGTGGTATTACAACAGACCTAACTGGTGCAGCAGTTGTTGTACCTGCAAGTCATATGATGTTACGTACAATCCTACGTAATGATACTATTGCTTATCCTTGGTTCGCACCAGCAGGAACACGTAGAGGTAATATTGACAATGCTACAAACATTGGTTACTTAGATGCGACTACAGGTGAGTTTGTAGTAATTAAGAACCGTATGGGAATACGTGATGTATTGTATACAAATCAGATTAATCCTCTTGCATTCTTTACTGGTGTAGGATTATTAAATTATGGTAATAAGAATAGTCTTGATTCGCAATCTGCATTAGACAGAATCAATGTTGCACGTTTAGTTGCATACATCCGTGAAAGATTACAAGTTCTTGCTCGTCCGTTCGTATTTGAACCTAACGATAGTGTAACACGTAATGAAATCACAGGTGTAACTCAAACATTGTTTATTGATCTTGTTGCAAAACGTGGTCTATATGACTATTTGGTAGTATGTGACGAAAGTAATAATACACCTGCTCGTATCGATAGAAATGAGCTTTGGATCGATATTGCTATTGAACCAGTGAAGGCAGCTGAGTTTATCTATATCCCAGTACGTGTATTGAATACTGGTGAATTAGCTAACTTCTCGTTCTAATGAACCAAAAATGACCCTCATAATGGGGGTCATTTATAAGATAAATAAAGTTATAGGAGAAATATAAAATGGCAACAGCCTCACAATCACTGTTCAATATGACCGTAGCATCGGATAACGTTGCTAACAGTCAAGGTCTATTGATGCCAAAACTAACATATCGTTTTAGAGCATTGTTTCTTAACTTTGGTGTAGGTGGTTCAACAACAGAATTGACAAAACAGGTTATGGATATAACACGTCCACAAGTAAACTTTGACGAAGTTCAGTTAGACGTTTACAACTCACGTATATATCTAGCTGGTAAACATGCATGGCAAGAAACTACAATTAACTTGCGTGATGATGCTCAAGGCAACATTAGTAAGCTTGTAGGGCAGCAACTTCAAAAGCAAATGGACTTTGTTGAGCAAGCTAGTGCAGCTACAGGTCAAGACTATAAGTTCCAACTTAACTATGAAGTATTAGATGGTGGTAATGGTGTTCTTACACCTAATGTTTTAGAGACATGGGAATTATATGGTTGCTTTATTAAATCAGCAAACTATAATAACCTTGATTATAAAACAAGTGAGCCAGTAACTATTCAGTTAAGCGTTCGTTTTGATAATGCAATTCAGTCACCACTTACATCAGGTGTTGGCACAAATGTAGGTCGTGCATTTGGTGGCGGATCAGTAACTGGTATCGGTACCTAATGGCAGGATTCGTACAAAATCTTTTACAAGACGCAGCCAGCCTCGTTAAACAAGAGGCTGGTAATGCCGTCAAAGCCTTCTTTACAGCAGATTATCTACGTGATTATCAACATGCCAGTAAAACATTTAGGACTAACTCGTATAGTTATAGTCCTAAGTTTAAATTTCTCTTTCATGTATATTTCGATATTAACAAAGATTATATAACGGCTGCACAAACATGGCCTAATGATCAAAATTTTGGTTTAGCAGTTAAGACTGTTCAATTACCTAAATATTCGTTTGATTTACACACATTAAATCAATACAATCGTAAAAGAGTTGTACAAACTAAAATAAAATATGATCCAATCTCAATAACATTTCACGATGATAATGCAAATTTAATACGTAGACTATGGTATACATACTATACATATTATTTTAAAGATGCTACGCAAGTAGATAATTTCACAACAAAAGGAAGAGGAACTACCAATCAAACAGTTGGTTCAGGAAGTGATCCTACACTTTTTGACATGAATAGACGCAATATTTACGATCCAGTGATTACAGGTAATGACGATTGGGGTTACATAGGTGAAGCAGGTATAAGCCCTAACACACCACTAGCAGCAGGAATCGGTGTTTCAAAAGTACCATTCTTTAGAGCAATAAACA